ATTGTCAATGTTCAAAAGAACTCAGCTGCTCTTCAGAACTGCGCTTTTGTTTCTACACTTGAGATGAATAAGAACAATCCAGCGGCCCCATTTGCTTTCTTGATGGAAGCGTCAATGCTTGGTGTTGGTGTTGGTTTTGATGATAAGGGTGCTGAAAAAGAATTTACTATCTACGCACCTAAGTCTGACGTAGAAGTTTTCACTATCCCAGATACGCGTGAAGGCTGGGTAGACTCAACTGTTGCTCTTATCAATTCTTACCTAAAGTCAGAGCAGCCAACTTACAAATTTGATTACTCAGGGATTCGTCCAGAGGGTGCACCTATTGCTACCTTTGGTGGAACTGCTGCAGGTCACGCGCCATTAGAGCGTCTGCACAACTACATCACAAAGCTATTCAAGGAGCGCGCTGGTGAACTTGTTACGAAGAGGGACATTGCTGATATTGGTAATCTTATTGGCGTGTGCGTTGTATCTGGAAATGTTCGACGCTCTGCAGAACTCCTAATTGGTTCTATTGACGATCCAGACTTCTTAAATCTTAAGAACGCTGAAGTATTCCCTGAGCGCAACTCTTATGACCCTGCTAATCCAGGTTGGGGTTGGATGAGCAATAACTCGGTTGCAGTTGAAGTTGGCCAGGATCTTTCAGGAATTGTTGAGGGAATCGCGCGCAATGGCGAGCCTGGTGTACTCTGGATGGACGTGTCACGTTCGTATGGTCGACTTGCCGATGTGCCTAATGACAAAGACTGGCGCGTAGCTGGCTATAACCCTTGTGCAGAGCAGTCGCTTGAATCGTTTGAAATGTGCACGCTTGTTGAGACTTATCTAAATCGTCACGACAGTATTGAAGACTACATGCGCACACTTAAGTTTGCGTATCTGTATGCCAAGACAGTTACACTACTTCCTACCCACTGGGAAGAGACTAACGCCATCATGCAACGCAATCGCCGTATTGGTACTTCAATGTCTGGCGTTGCCAACTTTGCTGATCGTAAGGGTCTTCCAGTTCTTCGTGACTGGATGGATGAAGGCTACTACACAGTAAAGCGTTATGACAACATCTACTCCGAGTGGATGGGCATTAGAGAGTCAATCAAGACAACCACGGTAAAACCATCAGGCACTGTTAGTATTCTTGCTGGAGAGTCCCCTGGTGTTCACTGGACACCTGGTGGTAAGTACTTCCTACGCGCAATCCGCTTCTCAAATGGAGATCCGATGCTGCCACTATTTAAGATGGCAAACTACAGAGTCGAACCTGCAAGTGAGTCTCCTGACACGACATCAGTTGTGTTTTTCCCAATTGAGTCAGATGCCGAGCGTGCAGAGCGTGACGTAACTATCTTTGAGAAGATGTCACTTGCTGCAACTGCGCAGCGCTACTGGTCAGATAACTCCGTGTCAGTGACGATCTCGTTTGATCCAGAGACTGAGGCAGAGCACGTTGGCACAGTGCTGCATATGTACGACGGTCAACTAAAGACTGCGTCGTTCCTGCCATCAGGAAACTTCACGTATCCGCAGATGCCATACACACAAATTGCTCAGGAAGAGTACGAGGCAGAGACGTTGAAGCTATTCCCAATTGACTTTGCAGGAGTCTACGCAGGCATGGCAGCTGACGCAGTTGGTGAAATGTACTGCACGACTGACGCATGTGAAATCAAGCTTATCACAGAGAACACTAAGTAGTCAGCATGACAATTCAAGATCTAACAGCAGAGACATTTGACGACTACATACAGAATGTCTCGCCTGTTCTTGTTGACTTCTGGGCAGACTGGTGTGGTCCATGCAAGATGATGCTTCCAGTCTTAGAGCAGCTGTCAGAAGATTATGCCGGGCGTCTAAATGTTGTTAAGGTTAACGTAGACAATGAACCAGGACTTGCTGAGGGAATGACTAGTATTCCAACAATGCGTCTTTACGTAGATGGAGAGTTGGTCAAGGAGATCGTTGGAGCTAAGCCGATGAAGGCTTTACTTATTGAGTTGGGAGAACTCTGATGGCAGTGTACGAATACAAGTGTGACAACGAGCACACCTACACCGAGACTCGTGGAATAAAGGAAGATCAGATCGTGACAGAGTGTCCAGAGTGTGGGGCCAAACTTAAAAGAATCTGGGACACGGCCGCAATTATCTTTAATGGTCCTGGGTTCTACAAAACTGGAAACCCGCTAGGGTAACTAAATACTCAAGCAGATAGAAAGAGACAGTGACGTAATTGGCAATTCCACTAGATAAGTTTCCAACATTTCTTGGTGACTTAGTTCCAGTCTGCTCACAGACAGATCCAGAGATCTTCTTTCCAGAGTTAGGAAGAGGAGCAACCCCGGAAACAAGGCTTGCTAAGGCAATTTGTAGCGAGTGTCCTGTGGTAGTCAAGTGTCTTCAGTTTGCTCTTGACAATGGTGAACTTGGAATCTGGGGTGGAACTACTAATGATGATAGGCGCAGGATTAAAAGAGATAGGCGTAAGTCACTCTAGGTAAATCAGGATTATGATGAAAGTGCCTGGGGAGAGGTAGTACAACAACTAACCCCTCTTCCAGGAGACAACATGATTATCAGTATCATCGGCAGGATCGCTGCAACGTTCGTTGCAACCGCTCTTAGCTTTATCGGTTCAGGTGCAATCATCGGCGTCGACTCTGTGAAGGCGGCTATCATGGCTGGCGTTGGTGGAGTTACATTCGTACTCGAGGGACTTGCGCGTGCGTACCTCGATGACGGTAAAATCACCAAGGAAGAAATTGATAACGTCTTTAACAATGTCGGCAAGTCAGATGAAGCTGAGAGCCTCGGCGACAATGGCGAAGAACCAACTGCCTAACTAAGTAACATCTACTGCCCGCTGCAGTGCTCGCGCCTGCGGCGGGCGCAGTAGTCTCTGGAACTATTTAGTCGTCGTCGTCGTCTCTATCGTCTGTTGAGTCGTGTGGGTTGTGGGTCTCGTCACATGAGCAGCACGCTCCACAGATCCCAGACTCGTCTGGACACGGCATGTCTGGAAGATTAGGTTCTCCGCATTCAGAGCATAGATTAAAGATGTTATGACTGCCACTCATTAGAAATCTCCTGGTGCTACTTGGAGACACACAAGACCAATCTCTCGCCACATATCAACAACCTGGTTGCGATCATCGAGGACGTAGTGAACGTCGTAGTGTGGCTCAATCTTGCTCTTGTAGATCTCGCGTTTGACGAGAGTATCCTTGCGCATATCATTAGGTGTGCGCATGTAAAGATGTGCGTAAGGTGGAGTGTATAGACGCAACCACTCACGAGTTCCTTCTTCAGCCTGGCCGTCGCGTCCTGTAACATAGATGATCTTGTAGTCATTGTTAAAGAACAACGCAACGAGATCTACGATGCGTGACTGTGGAGTATCTGCAACAAGTTTGTCAAACTCTGTTGTAAACGGATCGCGCAGTTCATCATCACGAATTGCAACTGTGCCGTCTATGTCTACAATTACTGCCTTCTGCTTCATGGATACACCTTTCCACACTTCGTACAGATAAGTCTAAGTAGAGACATAAAAGTTAACTTATGATGAAACTTTTTACACATTGTAAGTATCTGCTCCAATCGCTATCTTAAACGTACTACAAGGGTAAGGTTCATTGCACACGCTACACACATTGCGTGTCATGTGCTCTATGTGAAGATCTCTTATTCTGCGCAGAGACGTGGTTGCCTCTGACAGACGTAGTTCTAGCATCTCACGGATTCCACGAATGCTGTCTTCCTTTTCATAGTTAATGCTCATTAAGACATTTTCTTCTTTCTCTCGTTAACAACACCTGTGGCTATTGCTAGGTGCTTGCATGGATAACCTTCCTTGCAGGCAGAGATGCAGTCGGTCTTAAATCTCTCATCTTGTGTGTGAAGTTCACTGATCTCTTTAAGACGTAGATACAACTTGTCGTGGTTGTCCCTCCACAACTCCGCGCGCTTAAGAGTAGACTGCAGCTCATCTGTAAGACCTTTGCTGCTTACAGTGCGCTCGTCTCCGTAGACAAGACGATAAAGATCGCGATAATTGCATCCGCGCCACCTTCTGTACCATTGAATGATACTACGAATCTTGTTCACTGTTGTTCCTGTTCTTTCTTTTATCAGAAATGTACTTAGCAACGTTAACGTAGCAGTTAATCGTCACAAAAAGTAGAATAAGTAATTCGGCTACTGTTCCTGCAATCTTCACTTTTTGGTTCTCCCAAGTGCACTTTCTAGTTCGTCTGCTATGCACTTAAATGCAGCCTTTGTGGATGGAAAGTTTCTGTCATTTAAGTCGTCTCGATACTCTTCTATAAGAACTCTGACTCTCTGAATAGCGCTAGTCAACTCAGCAATCTCTTCAAGTGCGTACTCAAAGCTATTATCCATTTTAGACCACCTAATTGGTTTTTGCTTTTTCTTTCTACTTCTTGAGTCCTTTATGTCCATAACTATAGTTGAGACCATAATGAACACTGCGCCTAGCATGATTAGAGAAGTAGTAAGAACTAGCAAACCCGAGATAATGTTTTCAGTCATTATCAGATATTACCATCTAGGGCTTTAATAGTCGGGCATGGATAGAACCAGGAGCCGTCTACCTCATTACCACAGTGGGAGCAAAGTTGATACTTTTTTTGGTATGGATGTGGAACAGGAGAGTGCAGCTCACGCACACGGGCAATAGCAGCATTAGCGTGATTGTAGCCATGGCATCTATCTAGTTCAATACCATAGCCAGTACTGCAGGCTTCACACTTGCTGCCTGCTGACACGCTAGATCTTCTCTTTTGGAGAGATCACCTCAAGTGCACGAAGCACGTCCTGTGGAGTGGAGTTAAGTACCTTGCACATTACAGGCAGCATAGCAACACTTGGCTTTGTTTCAAGTTGAAAGTAGCGCCACAGGTTTCCACGGTTAATTCCCATGTCATCTGCAACCTGCTGCAGTGATGAGTACTCGAGCTCGTCCATGCGAGTGCGTAACCAGTTCATGCCGGTCTGTGTCTTCTTATTTATCTTTATCTTGGTTGTCATCTGTCTCACCAATTTCCTTTTCTATTTTTTCGATTGTTTCACTTGTGACGCGCTGCGCGCTGTCTTCTGTCTTGCATTCTCTACAGACAACATTGTCTGAGTGTCCCCACCAATAGGTGTCACCTTTTGGCTGATGGTAAACTAGCGTTCCCATAGTTTGTCCTTTCGTCTTCTACTTGTATATAATACAGGGATCACCATACAAAAGTTCGTTAATTGTATAGTTTATCTCCTGGAGAGATAACGATTGCGTATATGACGTGCGATTGTAGAACTCGCTAAAGTCAGCCTCCTGCAGGAGCCGTAAGGCTTCTGGGTGCACTAACCTTAGAAAGAGAAGCGTCGTATTTGGTTTTCTTTCAAAGGTCGTGTGTACAGTTCCGCATCCCCAGCCAAGCCAGGTGATAGCAACGTCAGCATTCTCAGGCGTTGTCTTCTCGACCAGGTTGCTATCTTGAACTGAGACACGCTTGCGTCTTGTAGTTGAGCGTGTCCACCACTGAACACAGGTGTTAAGCTTCTGTCCTGCATAGTTCTCGTCTCCAAGCTCGTCAACGTAGTTCACGTTGAGAT